AATCGCTAGCACCCCCCAAAATATTAATAGAATCATTGTTAGGGAATAGTAAATCAGCAGGGAATAACAAATCATCTGGAAATAATAAATCGTCGTATTCTGTAGCCTCATAAACACCAGCATATGATATTGTTTCGTCGATCTCTTCCAATGCGACAATTAATTCCCCTGCTCCTGTTTCAACATACGCCGGCTTGAATTGCTTCTTGAAAAACTCTTCCCATCCTCCAAGAGCTGAACCATCCAAAACTTTATAATGATATACAATATTATTTTCATCAATTTGCGATGAATCCCAGGTTATAGACTCCACCAAAAACATTTCATCTATCCCTAAAACACTATGTTTTAAGCTAAATTGTTCCATGGTATTATATATTTTTTCGTAAAGGTCAAAACTGCAATAGTCGGCCGAATTGCTATATTTATTTAATAATTCCTGTGTAAAAAGCATTGCATCTGGAATAGAATTTAAATTATCATTCTTTACATAATGTTCATAAATTCCAACCGATGCTATTTCAACAGGATTTTTGGCACCGACTAGAATCGGGACCAGTCCATAATAATTAATTTTTATATCAACCCCGATAGCAAGGGCAGCATCCGAATCCGAAGTTGATAAAATATTGCTGTTATAAGTCCAAAGCCATTGAAAATTATCATCAGAATCAATCCCCTTGACTCCCACAGTCTGGTCTACTCCATCAACTTCAATTCTCGGAGTTTTGGCAACCGGAAATTTGACTGTAAAGCTTTTTATAACTCCATCGGCGACCGGTGAAGGTATTTCATTTTCTCTTAAATTAGTTAAAGTCTGGTTACCTCTGGTAAATTGATAATTTCTATAATTGGCAATTGAAGATTTTGACCTAAAATTATAAAATCCAAATGGACTTGTTAAATTATCAAAATTTGTCGTATTTACTACATAACCTATTGAGTGAAAATTTAATAGTTTATCTTTGTCGATATTCCATATGTAGCCATATTCAGCTAATATATCAAGACATTCGTAAATAGTTAAATAGTTGAATATTTGATTTGATAGAGTCGGTAAATTTATTTCTATTGTTCCTTCTCGGATCCCAAAATCATAATCAGTATTTACTATGTTTCCTAAATATCTACTAATTAAATCCTTCACTATATAATCTATTGTTCTATTTTCATAAGCAATTTTGGCCAGCGATCTAGTAGCGATTAAAGAATTATCATCAATTTTTAAATCATATCTTGCCTCGTTTTGAATCTCTTCGTATTTTTCAATATCTGTTATTACCCCACTCCATAGGTGGACATCTAAAGGAGAATAAAGTTCTATTAATTTGTGTTTTGCTATTGTTGCCCCCCTATCATCTGAAATTATACATTGCATTCCAGACTTATAATTTATTCTTTCCTCAACACTCCAGCCCGGTTCCATCTGGATAGCATATTCGCAAATATTATCATTGTCATTATCAATTAATAATTTATATGGCATATTATCCCCTCTTATTCCCTATTGTACTTTGTAATCTTTCAATAACTGGATTCATCATTTTATCTACATCATTTTTATTAAAAAATTTAGGGTTATTAATTACTAATGCGATTTTTTCTTGTAATCTATTACTAGTAGAAGTAGAAAATCCAGTATTTACGCCAGCCATTGAAGGATTTAAACCGCTAATTGACAAAGCATTTGATATATTAGCCATGGCATTTTGTAAGTTTGGTTTATTATCAATAATACCCTTGATAAACATTCTCATTAAATTGGGAGCCCACTTATCAGCAGTTTTTCCCGGCCCTTCTTTCGATGGGCTACTAAACCCTAGAAAATCTTTTACCTTTCCAACTGTATTATGTAAAGCCTGACTAAGTGCGCCGGCTTTTGCTGCAATCCCATCAATAAAAGACCCTATTAAATTTTTACCCCAAGTATACGCACTTTTGGCAATTCCCCCAATAATGGAAGATGCTTTTGATTTTAAACTATTAAACTGAGTCGCTGCCCTTCCCGGCAACCCTGCCAACTTAGAAATAAAATTACTAACAAAACTACTAATTTTACTAACTGTATTACTTACAAAGCTTGAAATAACCGATATTGCCGAACTCTTAAAACTATTAAATTTAGATATCGCCCTACTTACAAGACTTGATATATAATTATAGACTCTTCCCGGTAATTTAGCGAACCAATTAATAATCCCATTTATCATATCAGGGATTATGCTATGCCCTACTAAAGTATTATATAAACCTTTGAAAAACTTAACTACAGTAGATACAAAGCCCTTAATAAAACCTACTACAACCCTAAACCCATTATTCCATACAGACATAATATTTTTCCATAAAGTTTTAAAGCCATTTACAAACATATCAGCATCAAAAGTTACTAATCCCCTCAATATAGATATTATACTTGTTACTATTCCAATTAAGCCAGCAACAACATTAACCGCATAAGGAACCGCCGATATAATCCCTCTTACTATTCCTAAAAAGATTCCAACCGCGACTACGACAACCGTTCCGATAATAGTCGCAAAATCTTTAAAGATAGGAAGTATCGGAGTTAATGATTGTTTTAATAAAACAAAACTTTCCTTCATTGGACTAAGCCATTTTATTATATCTTTTATAAAATTCACAATAAAAGACATGTCTATACTTTTCATTTCAATAAATTTATTAAATAGCCATTCAAAAACAGTAATTAGTTTATCTTTTATAGTTGTATAAACATCTACAATTTTTCCCTTCCACTCTATAAATCTATTAATTAATTTGGCAGCTTCCTTCTCAGTCAACCCGAATTTTTTTGTTAGTATATCCATGTTTGCCTGATAATCATTTGAAATTATATTTTTTACAATATCTAAAATACTTTTAAATGCATTAAAAACACCAATTAAATCATTAATTTTTTCTCTTATAACAATTAATTTATTGACAAATTTGGCTGCCTCTTTTTCAGACATGCCTAAATTCTTTTGCAATGTTTCCATAGCCTTAGCATAATCTAGATTCATTACGTTTTTTAAAGCCTCAATTGATACTTTGATAAAATCAAAAGCCTTCTTGACTAATCCTGTCTTTATTGCCATAGTTCCAAATCCGGCAGATAAAACTCCAACATAACCAATCAATAATGATATACCTGCTATAATTCCAATTATTTGAGGAGACAAAACACCAACAACAGTTATAATACTACCTATAGCACCAATTAAAGAACCAAAAACAATCAATAAAGGTCCAACTCCGGCAGCTAATAAAGCCACAATAACAGATATTTTTTGCATTTGTGGGCTTAATAATGAAAACTTATCTAGTAACCTATTTAACAAATTTACTGCAGCTGTAAATACTGGTAAAATTATTGTTCCCATTCTTGCCCCGGACTCCTTCAAACCTTCTGAAAAAATTCTCATTTGATTAGATGCCGATGCTTGTGTTCTTTCGAAGTCACCAACTGAATTTTTAGATGCCTTCATAATATAGTTATATCTTAATTGTATCTTTTCGGCTTGTGTCATTTCTTTATATGTCTTTTTAATTCCTGTACTCAGTGCAAATTGTTCCAAATTGGCAACTGTCATTACTATACCTAATCTTTTTAATGCTTCGGTTTCTCCTGTATAAGCCCCTGTTAATGCAATATGAATTTCATCAGGTCTCATATTCTTAAAAGATGCCATATCACCTGTTAAGTTAACCAAATTCATAGCCATTTTTTGAGCTTCCGTTCCTGACAAACCCATTGCAGTACCCATATCACCATAAACAGATGCCATATCAAGAGCTGTCCCCTTTGCTAGTCCGATGGATTTCAAAGTTTTGTCTGACCAATTTAAAACTTCTTGTGTCCCGTTTTTAAATACTACACCAGTCTTTGATACTGTTTCGTTCATGTCGGATGCTAATTTTATACTGGCACCCATTGCGCCCAAAATTGGAAGGGTAACAAAAGTTGATAAAGATTTTCCAGCCGATGATATACCACCGCCAATTTTTTTA